CGCCTGGCTGCTGTTCGCGTCCCATTGCACGACGTTGGTCCCGCCCGAAGCGAGATTGCCATTGACGAAGCTGTGGCCAGTGCCGGTTACCCAGTCGACAGTGGCATTGGTCGAAGAGTTGGGTTCGACGAATAGTGAATTGATAGTCCAGTTAGACGGGTCGGTGCGGCCCATGACGTTCGCATGGAGCAGATAGAAGCCGAGATCGCCGGCGTTGGAACCGTACAATTGGAGATTATCGACCAGGTCCTGCTCGCCGTCGTACGAGATAAACGGGATGTGCGACGTGATCGATACGCGCCGGTAGGCATTGTCGTCGGGGCTGTAGGCGCCGGCGGTCTGATTCAGCGTGGGCAGCAGGTGCAGGATGCCGTAGTAGGTCTGGTTTATCGTGACATCCTGGAATGAGGTATCGTACGCGCCGATCTGATCGTAGAAGGCGCATACGTGGTTGGTTTCGTTCTGGCCGAATGAGGCGATAAAGACGCGGCTGAAGTTTGCATGGATCAGGCCGCGGTTGTTGGGATTGACGAAGTGCGCCGTATTCGCGTCCGAATTCAAAAACGCGAAGGCGCAGTTGCCTACAGTCGTCGTCACACCGCCGGAATCGGACGCCAGATAGCCAGTCGCGCCGGAGACGGTAGTGCTAGCGCTTACTGCCAGATTAGCCTGCGCCGTCGTGCCGTTATAGCCCGGGTTGACGAGGCTCGAAATGGCCGTGACGAGATTCGCGCCCGATGCCCCCGCGCCGTTGACCTGAATCGAATGACCGACATCGCCGGCCGTGAACTCCGCCTGGGTCGAGGTAAGCAGCGCAGAACCGGACGTCATCGCGGCATCATAGAAATGGCGGCCCAGAATACGGTTGGTATTGCTCGCCGACACGTCCGAGGTCGAATCGACCTGAAGCTGGATGTCGTGGACCGATGCCTGCCATCCAGCCTGCCCGCTGCCATTGTCGCCGGCGACCGGGTCAATCGTGACGAAGACATCCTTGCCCGGCGCTCCACGAATGGTCGAGAGCTTCTCGCCTGCGCCGTAGAAAGTTTGACCCTTGTAGGTAATGGTTCCGGCGACGTAGCAAGTGCCCGGCGGAAAATAGACCGGCTGGCCACCCGCTGCGGCGGCGGTGAACGCCGCCTGAATCGCCGTCGTATCGTCAGTCGCGTTGTCGCACTTCGCGCCATAGTCGCGGACGTTGATTACCTTGCTCACGCCCAACTCGGCGATCACCTGATTCGGCTGGTTGGAAAGGGGAATCGTCGCGGTCGCGCTGCCGATCGGCAGGCCGTTGATGTTTGGCGCGATCCATCTGATCGGCTGAAGCAGGCCGGAACCGCCCGACCATGCCGGTAAGATGTTGATGAACGAAGACGGGCTGCCGCCGACTGTACCCGTGGTTCCATCCAGCACTAACTGTTTGAGGTTGACCGGCGAGACCGTCATCAGCGGCTGTCCGCCGCATGAAACCAGCCCGCCGCCGATAAACCGCGTCTCGGTACTGCCGACGACGAGTGCCGCAACCGTTAAGTTCGAGCCGCCGCAGTTTTCGGCGTCGACTTCGAGGTCAGTGACTATCGCGCCGCCCTGGAGCAACAGGCCGTAGAGCGTCTGACTTGGAATCTGGAGGAAAGCATGGTTCACATAAAGGTAGTCCTGGCCGATGATACAATAGTATCCGCAGGTCAGATGGACGTTCTCCAAGTCGGTCAGTCCCGCCGCCCCGACCTCGACAAATGGCGCGATATTAAAGCCGTTCGCCGCGCCAATCCAATTTTCGATATGCGAGCCGAAGGCTTCGCCGTAGAGATAAATTCCCGCGCCGCCGGTGTTGGAGTTGATATTCGCGAAAGTCGACAACGTACCGACCGCGTCGAAAATCCCGAAGGTACTGCTGACCAGTCCGAGGTCGCGGAAATCCTGCTCGATGCCGATTTGCAACGCATATTCCCGCAACACCATCCACGCCAGCCCGCTGCCGCTCCCATTCGTATAATCCGCGGCGATGAGTGCGCCGGGCTGCGTGGCCGAGTTCAGCACACCAGAGGGGTTCAGCGTCTGATCGAAGTTCGTCAGGAAGATAGTATTCGAATCGCCGGCGAACTTCGCGGTCGCCGCGCTATAGCAACGCGCGCCGAGGATGATCGAGCCGGCGCACGTGGCGCGCGCCGTATTCGAAAGCTGGACCGAGTCGAGCCAGCCGAGCCATGTATTCGATGAGGCGGTCCCGAACGATTGGCTGCCCCCCATGACTCCGCCAAGGACCATATTCTCGTCGGGGCGTTGCGTGACTGTGCCGGTTGCGGCTTGCACCGCGACGAGCTTGCCGTCGACGATCAGGCGGATATTGGCGCCGTCGTAAGATAGTTCTTCTTCATGGATCGCGGCGGGGGCGAAGTTGTTCTGATTGCCCGTAAGCACGTAGGTCGTGCCGCCGATCTTCATCTCGGCGATGCCGTTCCAGTTCGTGCCGTCGTTGCGCGCGCCGATTGCGTAAGCGCCGGCGCAGCCCGTGATGTTAGGCGCATTCGAGCATCCGGTCTGCGCATCCATCGCGCCCATGCTCGACGACCAGATATACGTACCGCCCGGCGCGCCGCTCGGTACCTCGGCGAAGGCCCGCACATCGAACCGCGCAAGAGTATTGAGCGGCGCCGGATTTGACAGGCTGCCGCTTTCGTCGTTGAGAATCGCGTCGGCAATGTCGAGATAGAAGCGTTGCGTACCCTGCGAGCTACCCGACCAATAAAGTGAATTGCCCGAGCCGGTGGCGAGCGACGCGCCGAAGATCGTGCCGAGTGTCGATAGGTAGTTCGGCGGCATCGTCACGAACAGCGGCCCGGTCATGACCGGCTGGCCGACAACCTTACCGACAATGCCGGTCGCGTACATGCCGGCGCCTTCAATCAGCATCGTCTTGCCGCATGAATTGAGGACCGGGTACTGAAACCAGTAGACGCCAGGCGGAAAGTATACTATCGGCACGGAGCTAAAGCCGGAATTTGCGGGACTCAACGCCGCCGCGCACGCCGCGTTGACGGCGGCCTGCGCACCCACGCTGGCGTCGGCCGTCCCGAGGCTGTTCGCGCCATACTCAGTCACGTTAAAGACGCCATTTACGGAGCCGCCGGAGGTACACGACCATGCGCCGCGCTGGCCCACCGCCAGCGCTCCCGCACCGCCGCCCGCGCATGGATTGCTGCGCATGCAATCGAGGCACCAATATTCCTGGCCGTCCTGCTCGGAGGGCAATTGCGCAAAGGGCAGGCTCACGATACGCGGCGCAATCGGCGTCACGCCCGACAAGTGATTGTTTATATCGTTGCGAAATTTTTGGCCGGCCCCGACCCCGATGTAATTGGGTATCGGCTGATACTGCGCCGCCGCAACTCCGCACGCAATTACGCATAGCGTCAAGGCGTAAATAAGACCCTTTAAAAACGCTTTCATCCGCATTACCTCAGCCACCCCTTTTCAACGGAATGTGAAACCTTTGAAAAGGTTTCACCCTTCCAAACTTCCACCATCCAGATGCGGGCTTCGCCCTGTTAATATTCTCAATATCCATAAGCCCACCAGTTGAATGCGTACATCGCTCCGCTGCTGCTGCCGATGCGATCGAAGACGAACGTCGCACCGGAGGCCGAGCCGGAGCCAGCTACATACTTGATATCCCAGTCGTTCCCGTCATTGCCGGTATTGCCTGGCGCGCGCACCGGGATCTCGAGCGCGTTGCCGAATGCGTTGGGAAATGAGAACGGCCAATTCACGAAGGCGGCCGCATCGGTGCCGGTCCCGTTGTAGACGTACTGGCCGGTCTGAAGGATGAGTTGAATCAGTCCGTGTGCCGAGTCGAGAAATGGAATCTTGAAAATGGAGCCGGCTTCGTTCGCGCCGAGCGTGCCGCTGAACAGCGCCTTGAAAGCCAGCAGCGTGCTGATATTCCCCTCGTCGGCGAGCTGGTTGACGCGCAGAACCTTGGTCTTGTTGAGCAGCACCTGATGCGGCTGGTTGTCGACGCCGAGGCCGCTGAAGCTCGCGCCGGTAGCGGCGCCTTCGACCGTGTCGGTCTGTGGAATCTGATAGACGTCGCCGTCGGTGTAGACGTAGGCGGGATTCTCAGTCAGATTTGTCGTCCCAGTCGGATTCATTTTTCACCTTTCAGGCAGCAGCGCGGCCTCGATGCCGCCGCTTGTGCATGTTTTTTAGAAACGCGCGCCTTGCCTTTCCCTCACTCCCTCTTCTCATTGCCGCTCCCTGCTCTTCCAAAGATCCCTCTCCCTGTCCAGGGAGAGGGCAAGCGCGCCTGGCGCGCGCGGGTGAGGGCAGTCGCCACATTACCTTTTAATCGCTCACTCCGTTCGCTGTGCGCATGTCGCAGACTCCTTAGCTCGGCTCCGCTTCGCTTCGCCTGGTGTTTACATACTCAGCGTCCAGGTGCCTGAGTAATTCCCCGTCCCGCTGTAGGGAAACGCGGGCACAACCACGTGCGCAATCATCGGAGCCGGCGCCGTATGCATCGCGACCAGCGTCCACACTGCAGTGCCGTCGTTGGTGGTCGAATTGAGGGTGGCCGCCCAGGCCGGCGCGCTCGCGCCAGTCGTTCCCGCCGTAGTACAGCGTTGAATATTGCCGTTGGAATCAACGATCAGATTGCCGATAACTTTCGCTGCGCCGACCGCCCACGCCGGATTGGTCGTGCCGATCGCCGTGGGCAGCGTCGCGGCGCCGGCGAACAAACCCAGTTCGGCAATCGTCATGCCGTTCGCGCCATAGTCAGTCGTGAGGAGTGAATAATTGAACAGGACACTCCCGCTCGCGACGCCGCCGCTCGGTCCGATCGTGTGCGTGCCGACGGCGTTGTAGTACTTTGGCGCGGCCGTGAGGTCGGTATCGGTAATCGCCGGCGCCGCGGCACCCGAGCCGAAGCCGACTGCGGCGGCGATCTCGCCCGCCGTAACGCCGGAAATTAAACTCGCGAGCACCGTCAGCCCGGCATTGACGAAGAGATTGTCGCGTTCCCACAGGAGTTTACCGCGCTTATAGAGCCGCACCGTTCCATGCGGCCTCCGCCCGCGGCGCATCGCGTATTCCATCCGCTCAAGCAGTTCGTTCATCAGTTCTCTCCGGGATTCGTGAAACCTTTGAAAAGGTTTCACACTTCGAAACTTTCACCTTTCAGACATGCGGGCTTCGCCCTGTTAATACTCGGCACGGAGAAGACGTGTTTGTTTCGCTTCATTAGTGTCTACCCAATCGCTGAAATGGCCACTCCATTGACCACTACGCCCGAGTCGACGACATGCGGCTGGGTTGCCCCATAGGTCAGCGAGATACCGTGGTAATATCGCCGGTTGTGCAGCGCGATGATCGTCTTGCTGTCGCTGACCGGCCACGCCGGCGCCACGATGAGGTCGCCCGGCGCGGGAAGCAACAGATCGACCTGCGAGAAGATCGAAACCACTGAGTCGCCCGGCGCCGGAATCAGCACGTCGGTTATCGGCGGCAACGTGAAATAGACTGAGTCGAGCCACGAACGCACCGGCTTGAAAAAGTTCACTGCGGCGATGATCCGTGTCACGTCGTTCACGCCAACGCTCTGATTCGCCGTCAGCGCTATCAGGACGCGAAACACCGCCCAACCCTGACTCGCGGGATACTGCGTGCCGCCCCAACTCGATTGCCCCTCGAGCAGCGTCGCCGTCCATCCGAGGGCAGCCAGGGCGGTCTTGATTGCGTACGGCGTGCCGAGCGTGCGATGCAGCGGGATCGCCTGCTTGAGCAGCGCGCGCAATTCGCCGAAGTTGGTCGTCACGCTGGTGCTGGAATCGGTTAGCGTATCGATATTCGTCAGCGTGTCGATATTGGTCAGCGCGTCCCAACTGCTCGCGGTTTGCGCCGGCGCGAGCAACTGCCATTGTGGCGCGAGCATATCGAACTGCCACGCCATCGGAATCACCGCCGAATCGATCAACGAATCGAGACGATAGACGAGCAGCGGCGTCAAATCGATATGCCCGACGCGCGCAATCAGCGCCATCAGCGCCTTTGTGCGCACATCGTTGATCGCCGGCGATGGATATAACTCAGGCACGATTAATCACTCAAACGTGAAACCCCTTTGAAAAGGGTTTCACACTTCCCAAACTTTCAACTGATGCGGGCTTCGCCCTGTTAATATCCGTCTTCATTTCAGAGTATTCACAGGGCGAAGACCGCCTCACAGGCTAAAGCCTGTGCCACTTCTGGAAAGGTGAAAGTTTCGAAGTGTGAAACCTTTTCAAAGGTTTCACATCTTTTCCCTTCTCTGCGCATTAGCTGTGCTCCGTGCCGGTCACGAAGGTCAGCGAGATCGCCGTGCAGTTTGCCCACTGGCCGGTCGTGAGCGGCGTGTAAACCGGCGCCGTGAGCGCCACGCGATAGACGCCCGACGTGGTCAATGCGGCGATAATTTCCTCGGGTACGATATCGCGCTGGATCCGCGACGCGAGGTTGATCGCGAATTGCACGGCTGCGTTCTGCACCAGGTTCTGAGTAGTCACCGGATCCGCATCGGAGTATAACGTCACCGTACCCACTATCGTGTAATCAACTTCGGTGACTGCGAGCACCGCGACCGTATCGGTCAACGGACGCACCTTGTCGGCCGACAGCGCGGCCATTGTTTTGGCGAGCAGCGCGGAGTTCGCGATTCCTGTACTATTCGGCGAGGCGGCCGGCTGCTGAGTAATCGGCCCGGTCAGGATATACACATTGACCGTGCCCGGCTGCGGCGACGATACCAGCACATCGATAATGCCGGGGTCCGCGCCTAGCAGGTTGTTGAAAAATACCAAATGACGGATTTAGCTACACACTTACTGATCTCCAATGATCTCAAGACGCT